GCATGGAAGCTCTTGGTCGTGGCAACGACATGAACAAACTGCAGATGTTCTTCCAAGGTGCTGGCCTCATTGCAGGACTGCCTCCCGAGATCAACAAGCCTGACGCTTTGATGCGCTTTGGTACCGCCCTCGGTATCGACATGGCTGGTCTCGTGAAGTCCCCTGAGCAGCTCCAACAGGAACAGATGCAAGCACAGCAGATGGCTATGATGCAGCAAGGTATCGGCCCCGCAATCAACCAAGCTGGTGCAATGATGAAGCAAGGGATGGCTAACACCGAACAAGCTCCTGCACCGGCACCCGAACAAGGAGCCGCTTAATGGCTAAAGACAAACAAACCAAGACCCCCGAACCTGAAACCAATCCTACAGTGGAGGCCGTAGAGGTCCCTGAAGTGGTGGAACAGGCTGAGGCTCCTAAGGCAGAAGGTCCCGTCATCGAATACATTGGTGAAGGTGCGGATCAAATCGAATTTACTGCCGATCCAAATGCCAAGCATATTCGCGTCAACGTGAATGGCTTGATCACCACGACTTACTAATTGGAATTTAATGGTAGATACTGTCGTTATTCAGAGTACTCCTCCGGCCACGCCTGAGGATCATGATCAGAAGATGATTGACGTGGTCGATAAGGCCAACGCAATCACTCCCCCAGAGGGAACTGAAGGTACTCCCCCCGCAGAAGATCGTCCGCAATGGCTTCCTGAGAAATTTAAATCTCCTGAAGACATGGCCAAGGCCTACGCTGAGCTTGAATCAAAGCTCGGTGGCAACAAGCCTGCCGATCCTCCTGCGGCTGCACCTGAAGAACCCGTCACACCGCCTGCTGCCGAAGCTGAGACAGCTCTCGCTGACAAAGGTTTGGATCTCAAAGACTTCTCCGCTGAGTTCTCCCAGAAGGGTGAGCTGTCGGTTGAGAGCTATGAGAAACTGCAGAAGGCTGGTTTCGATAAGAGCCTGGTAGACCAGTACATTGCTGGCCAACAGGCAATCGCTGCTCAGTACGAGACAAGCATCAAGGCTGAAGTCGGTGGTCCAGAGAAGTTCTCTGCGATGACTGAATGGGCCAAGGTGAATATGTCACCGGCTGAGATCGAGACGTTCAACTCTCAGGTGTCGTCAGGTAACCTCGACCAGGCCAAGTTGGCTGTGTTGGGCCTGAGCGCCAAGTACCAGAATGCTGTGGGTTCAGACCCTAAGCGTCTCTTGGGTGGCCAGGGTGATGGCGCTGGTGCCGATGTGTTTGAGTCTATGGCTCAAGTCACTGAAGCCATGCGTGACCCTCGTTACAAGAACGATCCCGCCTACCGCTCAAAGGTCCAGTCCAAACTGGGCCGCTCTAACGTCATCTAAGGATAAGCATGAACCCCCTTTTTGTGGGGCCTCTGTTTGATCTCGCGGGGAAGGTCTTTGATAAACTCTTCCCCAATCCTCAGCAGGCTGCAGAAGCCAAACTGAAATTGTTTGAGATGCAACAGCAGGGTGAACTTGCTGTGCTCCAGGCTGAGACTTCTCTGGCCACCGGTCAGATGAAGATCAACGAGATCGAAGCTGGCTCCGATAGTTTCTTTAAGTCTGGCTGGCGACCTGCTGTAGGTTGGATCTGCGTCTTTGGTTTGTTTTACCAATTCGTGTTCCTACCCTTCGCTACGTTTTTCCTAGCACTTTATGAGGTTCGTGCAGCTATGCCTGCCATGGATCTCAACACCCTTATGACTCTTCTCTTTGGCCTGCTTGGCCTAGGTGGATACCGTACCATCGAGAAGCTCAAGGGCATTACGAAGTAACTGTGTCCACCAGTCTGGGGGCTATGGGATATGATTGAATGTGTAAACGGTACTGGGGTTATCCCCTTCCCAGTACGCCGGACGATACGTAACCGGCATTTCTCTGTGAACATTTGAAGTCATTCCGCACTGCATTCTTATGCGGTGGAATTGCAATTCTAAGAACTGATTACACGACCTTTGCCTCCTGCGGGAGATAACTCTGCGTGATGTGTGTCGGGTTTCTAGGAGGTTGCTCAACTTTCTTCAACTCACACGAGATTTATAAAATATATGGCAAACGCTACTCCTAGCCGTGTCGGTCAGATTAACACTTCTGGCGATGCTAAGGCTCTATTCCTCAAAGTATTTGCAGGCGAAGTCCTCACTGCTTTCCAAGAAGCTACTGTAACTGCAGGCCGCTTCGCTGAACGCACTATTGCTTCCGGCAAGTCTGCTCAGTTCCCTATCCTCGGTTCTATTGGTGCCGAGTACCATGTGCCTGGTGCTGAAATCACCGGCTCTGCTGTGCCTGCTAACGAGATCATCATCACCATTGATGACCTCTTGATCAGCCACGCATTCCTGTCTTCGATTGACGAAGCCATGAACCACTACGATGTTCGCGCTCCTTACTCGACTGAAATTGGTCGTAAGTTGGCTTACACCAAAGACAAGCAGTTGCTGCAGTTGGCCGTATTGGCTGCTCGCGGTAGCTCGCCTGTGACTGGTGAAGCTGGTGGCGGTGCGATCACCTCCGGTACCCTCATGAGCGATGCCACTGGCGAATCTCTCGTTGCTGGTCTCTTCGCCGCTGCTCAGGCATTGGACGAGAAGAACGTCAGCGAAGACGGTCGTGTTGCATTCTTGGCTCCTGCTGCCTACTACAAGTTGGCCGCTAACACCAAGATCATGAACAAGGACTGGGGCGGCGCTGGTGTGTACGCTGATGGTAAGGTCCTGCGTGTTGCAGGTATCGAGATCGTCAAGACTAACCACGCTCCTTTCGGCGCTACTATCGCCAACGGTTCGTTGGAAGCTGGTACTACCAACAAGTATGCTGGTGCCTTCACTAACACTGTTGGTGTTGTGGCTACCAAGGATGCTGTCGGTACCGTCAAGTTGATGGATCTGGCAATGGAGTCGGACTACGACATCCGCCGTCAGGGCACCTTGATGGTTGCTAAGTACGCTATGGGCCACGGTGTCCTGCGTCCTTCTTGCGCTATCGAATTGAAGACCGCCTAATCACGGCTCACTCCTAAGGGGGATCTCATTAACTTGGGGTCCCCCTTTTTTTTCATTTTTTGGATTTACTATGGCTCTTACTCTGACCACTGAGCTTGATGCAATTAACATCATGCTAGGTACTATTGGCGAGTCCCCGATCAACTCGCTGGATGCCGCTACAGGTGTAGTGGATGCTGTTACAGCGCGATCAATCTTGTCTGAAGTTGCAGTGCAGGTTCAGGAAGAGGGCTGGCATTTCAACACTGACTACGAGTTTGTCCTCACGCCCTCAGTTGGCACTGGCGAAATCTTCGTGGCACCCAACACCATCGAAGTGGATGTGTCTGCGTACACCTCTGACCACGATGTGGCGATTCGCGGTAACCGCCTCTATGACCGCAAGAACAAGACTTACAGTTTCGCGACCAGCATCAAAGCTGACCTCACGATCCTCCTCGAATTTAATGAGTTGCCACAGGCAGCTCGTCATTACATCACCGTTCGCTCTGCTCGTGTATTCCAGCAGCGAGTGGTGGGTTCTGACACCCTTGGTAGTTTCTCCGAAGCGGACGAGGCCCGTGCCTTGCGAGCTATGCGCCGATACGAGGCGAAGACCGGTGACTACAACATCCTCACAAGTAACTACTCGGTAATGCGAGTCATTGATCGTTAAACATGGCACTGATCTCTTCTTCCATTCCCAACTTTGTCAACGGTGTTTCTCAGCAACCCTTTACTCTTCGACTGAACTCTCAGGGCGAAGTCCAAGAGAATGGTCTCTCCACTGTCTCGCAGGGGTTGAAGAAGAGACCGCCTACGCAGCACCTTAAGAAAATCCAGGACACACCCCTGGAGAACTGCTTCATCCACACGATCAACCGTGACACCACCGAGCGATATGTTGCCGTGGTGACCAATGGTGACCTTAAGGTCTATGACGTGGCTGGCGTAGAGAAGACTGTGGCCTTCCCCAACGGGAAAGGTTACCTCGACTCTGCGAACCCCGCTAAGTCCTTCTCGTCTGTCACTGTGGCTGACTACACCTTCGTTGTGAACAAGGGTGTCACTGTCGCCAAGGCAGCTACCACGACCGCTACACGACCCTTTGAGGCCCTCGTGAACGTCAAGGCAGGCAACTACGGTAAGACCTACAAGGTGCTTATCAACGGCACCGTGCGTGGCTTCTTCTCGACTCCAGACGGAAGTGTCGCAGCCCACACAGCACAGATCTCCACGGACTACATCTGCGAGAAGTTGTTCAAAGGTGTAACTACTACCGGTACCGATCCTGTGACGGGGGAGTCAATCTCCACCACTGGTCCAGGCCTTGATGATCTGATCGCAGAGGGCTTCACGGTGTACCGTAAGGGTTCCTGCATCTACATCTCGAAGAGCACCGATTTCACTATCGAGACCGAAGACGGCTTCAACAGTGCTGCCATGGTTGCGGTCAAGGGTAAGCTGCAGAAGTTTGCCGATCTACCAGCCAACCCTGGTGTCGATGGGGTGGTCGTAGAGATCACCGGCACTGGTGCTGGCGAGACCGCTACAGCCCCCTTCGATAGCTACTACGTCCGCTTCAACACAGTGAACGGAACCACGGGTGTTGGTGTCTGGCAGGAATGCCCAGCCCCTGGCATCCTCTCGTCCTTCAATGCAGCCACCATGCCCCACATCCTGGTGCGTGAGGCTGATGGTACGTTCACCTTCAAGCAGGCAACCTATAAGTCCCGCTTGGTGGGTGATGATGATTCCAACCCATTCTCGTCCTTCGTGGACCATGCCATTGCGGACATCTTCTTCTACCGTAACCGCCTAGGCTTCCTCGCTGATGAGGCCGTGGTGTTCTCTGAGGCTGGCTCCTACTTCAACTTCATGCGGACTACGGTCACCCAACTGTTGGACTCAGATCCAATTGACGTGAACGCAAGCCACACGAAGGTGTCCCTGCTTAAACATGCAGTGCCTTTCAACAAGCAGCTCCTGTTGTTCTCTGAGCAGACCCAGTTCGTGGTGGACCAGAATGACCTTCTGACACCCAAGACGGTAGGCCTTAAGGTTGCCACTGAGTTCCCCTGCAACACCGTAGCGAAACCGATCGGCATTGGTAAGAACGTCTACTTCGCGGTGGACAAGGGTGCCTACTCGGCTGTCCGTGAGTACTTTGCTGACGTGAATAACATCGGCAACGACTCGATGGATGTGACCGGCCATGTGCCTAAGTACCTCCCATCGAACATCTTCAAGATCACCTCAGCTACCAACGAGGACATCTTGGTGGCTCTGTCATCGGATGATCCATCTGCCCTGTATGTCTACAAGTACTTCTGGGCCAACAACGACAAGCTCCAAAGCTCCTGGTCAAAGTGGACCTTCGGGTCTGACACTACGATCCTGAACGTGGACTTCATTGGCTCTGAAATGTACCTCGTGGTCAACCGCGCTGATGGTGCCTACTTCGAGAAGGTGGGCGTGTCTGTTGGTGACATTGGTCCTGATGAACCCTACACGGTCCACTTGGATCGTAAGGTGCAACTCGATGCTGACGACCTGACGTACAGCGCAGGCTACACAACGATCAACCTGACCAGCTTGGGATACACTCCCAGCACTGGTGAGTACGTGGTTGTGGTCAAGGATCATCCAACTCTCAAGGCTGGTGAGATCTATGACGTGATCTGGGATGGCTCCACAGCCAAAGTCCTGGGCAACATCACGGGTGCCACCATCGCATTTGGTCGCAAGTACCTCTTCAAGTATCAACTCTCGACTATTACTGTTCGCACTGCCCAACAAGGTGGTGGTCAGAAGAGTGACACTGAGGGTCGTTTGCAGCTCCGCAAGATCGCATTCAACTACGCTGATGCTGGCTATTTCAAAGCTACTGTCACTCCTGCTGGCCGCGAAACGTACACCTACGTGTTCTCTGGGAAAGTCCTAGGGGATGCTGCGGTCATCGGACGTTACAACATTAGCTCTGGTCGCTTCCAGCTTCCAATCATTAGCCGCAACATCGGCACCTCAATTGTTTTAGAAAATGACAGCCCACTCCCAAGTTCATTCCTCAGTGCAGACTGGGAAGGCTTCTACGTCAAACGTAGCCAGGCCATCTAATATCGAAGTCCGTCCTACCCACCTCCGTGATGTCGCTGAACTCAGTGT